CATTTATCATGTTGGATTTCCACACTCAAAATATTCTTTTGGATAACAACACAAATATTTGTTATGCTGAGTACCATTCATATTTAAAAATCCAAATCCAAATCAAAATCCAAAATCAAAATCCAAAATCAAAATCAAATCAAAAATCAAAATCAAATCAAAATTCAAATCAAAATCAAAATCAAATCAAAATCAAAATCAAAATCAAATTCAAATCAAATTCAAATCAAAATCAAATCAAAATCAAATCAAAATCAAATTCAAATCAAATTCAAATCAAAATCAAATCAAAATCAAATCAAAATCCAAAAAGTTTTATTTTGAACAAAACGACCATTTTGTGATGCATCTACGATCATAATGTTTAGACACAATCCAAATAATTTCATTTATATATCCTTTAGAAGATATTTGAACAAATATGTAAAATAGATTATCCTTAAATGGATTGAATTATTAAAATATATTTTTGTTTTGATTTATGACCATACAAGAAGCCACAATATATTTTTCGACAAATATTAATTAAAACCATTACATGAACATACTAAAATTCATTAAAGGATGTGTACAAACATCCAAGCATTTTTTTTTTATTTTTGAAAAAAAAATATTGACTAATTTTATAATGAATAAAATTTTTGATTTTAGAACCAATAAATTTGTATCCATTTTTTCAAGAAATGGAAAAAATCTTTTGAAAAACTATGTTATTAAAACCATGAGCAAAGGATCAGCTGTTGGTGTGGATGATGGTGGTCTTGGTGGTCTTGGTGGTCTCGGTGAGCCTGGTGATATTGATAATATCCAAGGTGATCTTGACAATCTGGGTGGTCTTGACAATTTGGGCAATCAAAGTGGTCTTGGCGGTTTTGGTGGTCAAGATGATCCTCAAGATGGACCAGGTGGTGGTCTTGGAGGTATCGGCGGTCTTGGAGGTCTCGGCGGTCTTGGAGGTCTCGGCGGTCCAGGCAGTGATGATGGGGATTCGAGTGGGAACAAAAATTGTGTTCGATGTGTTGAGTGTGAAAAATGTATCAGATGTGACGATTGTTATAGATGTAAACAATGTACAGATTGTGAGAATTGTCGCAATTGTAAAAATTGTTCCAGTTGTGCTACATGTCATAATTGTAGATCTTGTACTCACATGAACGATTGTTACAATTGCAGATCTTGTACTGGTTGTGTCAGAAAATGCGAGTACTGCAAAGATTGTAGAAATTGTGAACATTGTTTGAACTGCAGGAACTGCCACGATTCTTCCGACTGTAAAAATTGTACAACATGTCAAGATTGTCGTGGTTGCGTGAATTGTCACAATTGTTCAGGTTGTCGAGATTGTTCGGGTTGTCACAATTGTTTGAATTGTACGAATTTGAGTGGTAAAATCGGTTGGCAAAACAATCAACCACCACAACAATAAAATCAAAATCAACCTACAATATAATACACATTTTATGAATCATAAAATTAAATCACTAAAAATAATTTTTGGATAATTTAGTAGAATTTGCATTTTTTTATCAAGAAATAAATTTGATTATGAAAATAACTCAAATTTATTTTTACCAAATGGAATTGTGTTTGGAGAGTTATGAAGAATTGAAAAAAAAATATATGACAAATCTTGAATATGATTATGACTTTTACCCTGTGGTTTTTCGAAAAAGTTGTGGATATTCAATTTTAGCCTATTTTAACAAAAAAAATTCAATGAATGACATATATAAATACATAGATTTATTGTTTGAAGGAACCACAAATAAATTATTTTTCAAAAATGATTTTTCATCTGTTTCATTGATTAAAAAATCTGACTCTGTTTTAAAAGATTTCATCCTAGAAAAAAAAATAAAACCTGTTTATAAAGTTCCTACAAGAATAGTTTATGAATTTTGGTTGTGTGATGGATATCACAATGACATTTTTGAATGATGTTATCCTTTAATGAATTTTGGTATGTTCATGTAATGGTTTCAATTAATATTTGTCGAAAAATGTATTTTGATAATTCAGTCCATCAAAGGATAAATCATGGATGAATAGTCAAATATGTTCCAATGTGTTTTTTTTTCAAAAAAAAATATTTTTTAGTGGTAACACAAAACAATCACGGCTCAATATTTGTCAAACATTCATAAATTTTTTTAGGTCACGTGGTGAACATCGCAATGTTTTTGAGCATAAATATATTGATAAATTATATATGAACAGTCAAACATGTCCTATTGGTTTTTTTTGCTTTGATAAAAAAACATCTTTATTAGTGGTGGTTACATTAACAATTTTAACTCTACATTTATTAAACATTCATAAATTTAAATTGGAAGTTTCAAAAAATCAAAATGGTTTGAGTTATAATCAAAATGGTTCGAGTAGTCATAACCAAAATAATTATATTGAAAATAATTCAAATATGTTTGTTGATAATTACAGAAAAAATTTGGAATTGGATTATCAACGTGTAACTAACCCTTTGATACCACCAGAAAGAAGTTATCCATACAGAACTAATTGTGTTGGTGTTCCAATTGATGTTTCTGTTCCAATTAATATTCCAACAAGAGGATACACACCACGATATCAACAAGTTGGTGTTATTACCAAAAAAAATGATAGTGGCGAACCAACAATATTGCCATTGTATGGAAAACCAACTTATCCAGGCTCTTCTAAATGGCTATATTACACTGGAACAGATAAATTTAATCCAGTTAAATTACCAATAACAAATAATGGAAGAGAATGTCAGGGTGATTCAGGTTGTAATGAGATTTACAGTGGTGACACAATAAATGTTCCAGCATATGACAATGATTTTGAAACTACAATATATCAAATTGATAAACCCAGATATTTACCATATGTGTATTAAATCACGTTATAATTATTATTTTATTTTTATTTGTACAAATAAAATGGATATATCAACTGATGAATTAGACAAACTCTTACACAAAACTTTGGAATCATCAGAATTCAATAATGTGTTAGGCTCATTGACTGACACTATCAGGAATAATTTGGGAAATTTCAATGACAATGACAATAACAATAACAACGGTAATAACAATAACAATGAAACAGAAAAAAAAAATGACACAGATGATATATTTTCCAAATTATGTGAAAATTTGATAGATATACTGGGTTCATATTTTATGGATAGTCATGGAAACAACATTTGTGAAATTCTAAGTAATATCAATGGTAATATCGAGAAAAATAATAAAATTAACATTAAATTAAATGAAACTTTAATAAATTTATCAAAAAACAATAGAAATATAGAAATATAGAAATTTTTAAACCAATAAAGTTTAAGAATGAGACAAAAACACTCAAACCAATGATCATTTTCTTTGGTGAACCACTTTGGTTCAAATAAGTATTTTGTCAAAATATCGATTCATACTTCTTGTTCAAGATGATTTAGACAATTAAGAAACATAATTTGGCAAATAGACTCATTAACAAAATTTCACCATCAGCACCTCGAACCAAATTAATTTCAGCTTTTCCTATTTCTTTTATAAACATTAATTTTAATTTATCATCCATTTCATGTTTTTTTATAATATTAAAAAATGAAAATAAAATATCTTTAGTGGAATATTGATCAACAATATTTGTTAGTTCATTAAATATTTCCCTGTATTTTTTTTCAAAAATTAATTTCAATAATTTTTTTATTATTGATTTTTTTGGTTTGTTTATTATTTTTCTAACATTCATTTTATCAATTTTACCATAAGTAACCGACACGGCCTGTAAAATATTGAGACCATTCCTCATGTCACCATTGACATATTCAACTATCATTTTGAGACCTTTGTTTGAGAAATGAATCTTTTCTAATCCACAAATTTGTTTTAATCTTTTATTGATATTTTCGTTTTTAATTTTAACAAATTGTTTTATTGAACATCTACTTTGGATGGGCTCTATTATTTGATTGGATGAGTTACATGCCATCGAAAATCTTGTATTGTGAGTGTATTCTTCTATAATTCTTCTCAATGCTTGTTGTGCGATTTGTGTCATGTTTTCAACTTCATCAAGAAAAATTATTTTGTGACGCCCAAGGGGTAATGTCATTTTTTTTTTACAAAAATCTTTAATTTTATTTCTTACAATATCTATTCCTCTTTCATTTGAAGCATTTAATTCTAAAAATCCTTGTTTAAAATTATTTTTCAATAATTCTTTAGCTAAACAAGATATACTGGTAGTTTTACCAATTCCAGGAGGACCAACCAATAACATATGTGGCATATTACCTTTTTTAGCAATATTTTTAAATTGTTCTATTATATTTTTATTTCCTGTGACATCATCAAGATTAACGGGTCTGTATTTTTCTGTCCAAGGCAACATTGTACTAATTGTTTATAAATTTTTAAATGAATTTTAGTTTATTTTTGAATAAATCAAATAAATCAAATAAATCAAATAAATCAAATAAATCAAATAAATTTTTGGACAATTCAAATGTACTCAAATATTTTTGATTATTTTAGTAAAATGTACTTTTTCAGACAAATAATTTTCAATTAATTTACAGGTTAGAAGATTTTGTAAATTGTGTTTCATCTAAAAATCACAACTTATGAAATCAAGTAAATAAACATAATCCTGTGTTTTTTGATTTTTGTATCATCAATTGGAAATAATTGTATTTGTTCTTTTTTAGTTAATTAAATGGTAACACGAAAGTTCAAGAAATAACACAAAACAATATTCAAATTGTTCCATCCTTAAATATTTAGATTTGGCGTTACAAATAAAAAATATATTTGATCTGTCAAAAATAGTACAAATAGTACAAATAATAGTACAAATATTAAAATTTTTAACCAAAATTTATTAAAGGTTTGATCCAAATATTGTAAGATTAAGACTCAAATGAGTGAAACTAATAAAATATATTAAAACCAAAAATTCACATGTTCTCAAACATGTAAACTTTTGTTATTTTTTGGGAATTTTTTGTTAATTTTAAATATTTCAGATGCAAATGAGTAGAAAAATTCAAACAATGTTATTAAAAATTTAATGAACATATGTTCAAACCATCCAAGAACAAATATTTGATTGGTTGGTCTCAAAAATTTGAAATTTCCAACCCTACAAAATGAAATTCACTATGATGATCCAAACTCAACGTTTTTATGGACAATTTTATGATGAGGAAGATTTCAAAAAACAAAAATCAGTACCTGTGTATCCAAAAAAATTGGATTTTAGGAAACTGGACAAAATATCCTATCACCAAGAATCACCATCTATTACACATGTATCGCTATCCTCACCAAATTCCTCACCAAATTCCTCACCAAATTCCTCACCAAATTCCTCACCATCCATAGTTACATCATGGGCACCATCGCTATCTCTTGAAACTCTTCCATCACCTCCACAAATTAAAATTGCTTCGTTGGATCAAATGATGTTTTATTGGAAAACATGGCAATTAAAATTAAAAGAACTAACACATGATTTTGTTACAGGAAAAACAACATCGGAATTTTATAAGAAATGGACCAAAAAATTTTTTGCACATATATTTTCAAAAAGTCCCATAAAAACTAGTCTTGATTTTATGGAAAAACTCAGTTCAACTAAAAATGAAAAAGAAATTTGGAAATTGCTTAAATCTCACAATGAAATTACCAAAAATCGTTGGAATTTTTTCACAATATAAATTCACATGGTTCTACATCTTTCCCCGTCCCTATCTTCATCAGAATCAGAGTCATGAGCAGATTTATTTTTTCGTTGTCTTCCAAATATTTCTGGATTTACATGTGTTAGTTCATGTTCTTCAATATTTTCATCTGATAGATCTATATATCTTTTATATTTATGAAATGAAGAAACATCTTCAAAAATTTTTCTAAGCTGAATTAGTTTTTTTTTATTTAGTTCATTTTTTTGGGGATAAATCACACTAAAAACTATAAATAATTTCCCATTTGAATAGGGATCTTCTTTCAAGGGCATTCCACCAGTTTCAACACATTTAACATTGTTTTCTTTGACAATTTCATTTGATTTTATTACTAATTTTCTTTTGTCTGGATGTTTCACAATAAATTTGAATCCACACAATGATTCTATCAAAGTGATTTCTTTTTTTAACAATAAATCATCACCTTTTCTTCTGAACATTTTGTGGTTTGTTTCGTTGATCACAACAACAATATCTGATGTTAAATTTCCAGGACTCATATTTCCTTTACTATCAATTTTTATTTTATCACCATTATTAGAACCTTTTTCTACAAAAATTTCTATTATTTCTGTTTTTTTTTTAAGTGTGTATCCTAATCTTAATCCATTTCCAGAACCATTACATTTTCTACATGATTTTGTTAATTGTTGGATCATGCCAGGTCCTATTCGTCGCATTTCATTGATAGAACCATTTCCATCACATTGTTCACATTTATCACAACAACTGACAGGACTGTTACAAAGTTCATTGTTTCTATCAACTATCACAGTCCTTGTAACCTTGATTTTTTTTGTTTTTCCCGAACATAATTCTTCTAAAGTACATTTTAAATTAAAGATAGTGGGTTTACCTTTTTTAATTTCTTTTTTTCTCTGTTTTCTCATTCCAAAAATATCACTAAAACCACTCATTGGTTCTCTAAAAGTAGATTTAAGTGATGAATTTCCATATTTGTCATATAATGTTTTTTTTTCCGGATCTTTTAAAGTGTTATAAGCTAAGGATAGTTTTTTGAAATTTTCTTCTGTTCCACCTTTGTCTGGATGACGGTATTTTCCTACCCTGGATTTTTTTAAATAAGCTTTTCTGATAATATTTTTATCAGCATTTTTGGGAATTCCCAAAATTTCGTACAACTCAGAATTATCTGTATTTTGAGGAGATTGTCTTTGTCTCATTTGTGGCATTCCATGTGGCATTCCATGTGGCATTCCATGTGGCATTCCATGTGGCATTCCACCAAACATGTTAAAAATGTTTTCCATTATTTATAATTAGATAAAAAATTTTTAAATAAATATTCAAATTTTTGAACAATTTAAAAAAATTTAACACCAAATTTGTTATTTCCCACAAAAACACTATTCTGGATTATGAAAAAACCTCCCAATCAAACTTTTTTCATGGTATGTTTACAATTATCTATTTTTTAGACATTTTATCATATCATATTTTTTTGGATTTGGTTCGCAATATTTACAAGATCTTCAAAACTCGTAATCATGAATTTCACAAATATTGTTTGTTTTGTTGGGTCTTTATATCAACATGTTTTATCTTTGCTTTAGTTCCACAAATTGAATATATTCTGTTTCTTTAACAAGATCATTATTAATCACATTTCATAAACCCCTAATTTAGATCCTTATTCTATGGTGTGGTACAACATTTATCTCTTGTTGGATTTTTTTTGAGATTGTGTGAGATTCTCATTTGGAAATAGTAACTATCATCCTCAAATCAAATTCTCACAAACTGGCCCAAATTTTAATCCAAAAATGATTGACAATAATTCAAGATGTTGATTGTAATAGACTTGGTCATCTATTGAATTTAATTAATGGAAACAAAACATTTAATTGTGTGTGTATAATGAGAACAATAATTGAATCTAAAACAAGAAAACGATTTTCGATTTTTAGCATCAAAGGAAAAAATATCAACAAAATATCATAATCGTCTCATGGGGTGAGTTGATGGAGGCTCTTGTTAGCAACCAAGATAATTGTAATCATGGGGTCCAGTTGCTTATCCTTTGATGGACTGAACATATTTATCAGTTTTTATGATTCATAATATTTTTGTTTTGATTTATGACCATACAAGAAGCCTAAATGAATGTCTTTTTCAACAAA